TTAGGATCAACAGTAACTACTTGCCTAGCTTTTGTGCCAAAGGCTTTTTGTCTTTCAGAAGGCTGTTTAACATTTGAAGCCGCAGCCGCAGCGTTTCGGGCAGCATCTCGATCAGCCCTATCACGATCAGCTCTTCTATCTTTTACAGCTTGAGCAGCATCTCGATCTTCGCTTCTAACGCGACCGCCTCTGTCTTCACCTCCAGGACCACCGCCTACGCCTGTTTGCCCAGCTTGGTCGCCAGGATCACCAGGCGTACTGCCACTACCAAAACCTTTATCGTCACCATAATCAGGCATGCGTCATCCTCAACAGATTAAAGAATATTCGCAAAAGATATACTAATTTTTGACCTATGACAAGGGATCTTGGACCATTAACAATAGTATGAGTAATTTATGTAAATTTTTGTAAAAATTTTTGCCATATCTCGAGGCTGTTGTAATACGATGTTGCTTATATAAAGGCCGTGCGCGTTTTAGGGGGGTGGGGGTACGAAAAAAGCCCCCCTAGTAGGGGGGCTAGTAGAGGGGGTATTAAGCCCCCTCTAAGCTACCGCTAGGCGGTAGTAATTAGTTTGTCCACTTCCATCAAGCGTTTACGGTAAAAGGTGTAGATACGCTGTACAGACTGAGTAGTAGCTAACACGCTATCATCAGCACCTAGCGCATCTAATAGCTGAGATACAGTAGCCTCACCACCTAGCTGATCTAAGGTGTAGAGTATAGCTTGAGCTTGAGCAGGTAGGGGCTTTTCAAGCGCACCTAGTTTAGCTACCGCATCATCTACTATTTTTAGCTTGACGTTATTACGACCCTTAGGGGCAGGTGCGGGTATACCACACTTAGCGATTGACTTAGGATCTACAGTAGGGGTTACAGTAGCACCGTTAGAAGTTGGCTTAGAAATTTTAGTCATAATGAGTACCTCATCAGTAGGTTAAAGGTAGGGGGTATCGCCCCCTCGACACCTAGAATTATAGGGGGGCTAGCCCCTAATGTAAACCCCCTATAGCGAAAAAAGTTTTTATCAGGCGATAGGTTTTAACTATTACTATAGTAAGAGTAAAACGAGTCAGTCAGTCAACCAGTCAATCAACGCCACCGCGCAAAGAGCGAGCGCGAACGAGTCAACGCTCACGCTCTAGCTTTCTTATGATGATGAAGAGTGGTGGCTCTGTTGCCACGCCTCTCTGACCTTAAGCCAGAGGGCGAGCAATACAATCACGTCACAGACGATGAGAAATATGAGAGTGCCGTCCATTATATATCTCCATCGCTATAACAAACTTCGTGTATGCAATCGTCGCAGTACACGCTTTTGACGTCAGTCGTATAAAGAGCAGGTTTATCGCAATAATGATTCATGCAAACAGGAACTGGATTATAAGGAACTTGAACTTCCTCGTAGACCACAAAGACACCGTCTCGAATACCAACATACTGCATAGCTATGTACCTTTCTACTTTCTATAACTAACTACCTTTATACTATAGTATACAACGCTCATGAAAGCTAGTACAAAATAAACAAAGCTATCAGCTCGTTTACGCGAGTCAATCAAACAGTCAGACAATCAATATCATTGGTCAAAACCAATGATAAGAAAAATCAGTCAATCAGGCGAAAACTGCATATGATGATGAAGGGTAGTCAGTCAGTCACTCAGGGGCAGTAGCTGATGAAAGGGCGACCAGCAAACACTGGCCGCCCAAGGGAGATTAGTCAAGCTTGATATATTCCATCTCAGTCAACTGCTTACGATAGAAGTCATAGATACGCTTTGGAGTCTGGACAGTCTTAAGACCATTATCCAAGAGCGCACCAACGATCTCACCCTGCGTAGCAGTGCCGCCCAGCGCCTCAAGAGTATTAAGGATAATCATCGCCTGACCAGCGATTTTACGATTAGGAATATCCTTAGTCAAGAGAGTGACCTTACGGCCATTAAAACCCTTTGGTGCAGGGGCAGGAATACCAGAGTTACCGACAGGATCGACAACCTTAAGAGCTGCCTTCTTTGGAGCTGGTGACTTAGTAGCCTTTGGTGAAGTGGCTGTCTTCTTTGCTGCTTTGGCCATGATGGCCTCCTTTCTACTTTCTAACTGGCTGGACACCTCGCCCTAACCATGCTCTTATTATAGTATACACTAGCACGAAAGTAAAGTACAAAATACACCAAAATAATCAGCCGCGAGACCAGGGGCGAGTCAATCAATCAGTCATTCACTCAGTCAATCAGTCGGTCAGTCAAACAAACATCGCCCAAAAACTGAGGCCAGTCGATTGGAGCAGAGTATGATGAAGCAATACATGATGAAACACCATCCTCCATCAGCCTCAAGGCATCACCCCCACGATGAAGGGTCAGGGCTTTAGGTGATGAAACCAGTATCCATGAAGCACCCCCAACTGTTGCACGGCGCATGTGCCAAGAACATTGAAAAGGGGATAGTGATACTCGGTCGTTCGATGTACACTTAAGTTCAAGCCAAAACTCACGACCGCCATAGCATGCATTGACGTCAGGCACTCCCTGCTGTAACGCTCCCGTCTCGATCCTCTGCCAATGGACCTTGGGTAAGTTCGTCTTTAGAGCTTGATACAATTTCTTCTCTGTACTGTACATCGTTCACTACTTTCATATTGTCACCGTCCAACAACTGCTTTAACTTTGAAGCAAGCTCCTCGTCCGACATGGCTTCTACCTTTGAAACAGTAACCTCTTTCTTCTCAACGTATAGCCCAGCGGCTCGACCCCTCGAGACCTCAGCCGAAATAGCCGCGCTGATTTGCCCTGTTATCTTAGCTTCATCGCGAAGATGGGAAAGCTCTGTTAGATGCGAGTCCATGGAGACAGCTGCACGTTCTCGTTCGATTTGGATTAATTCTATGATGTGGTTTGCGATAAGAGGATTCTTACGAAGCAAGGCAGACCCTTGGACTTTCGCACCAAATTTATGTTTAGTAAATCCTGCTTTACGAGCAGCCTCTGCTCCTGACGCTCCCTGTACATATAGCTGACAAAACTTTTTGTGCGCTGGTGTCAGTGGTCGTAGTCTCTTACCTTCGGGCGTGACCCAATATAATCCGCACTCTGATGGTTCAACTGGTGTGTGTTCTAAGGTATCCAAAGATACTGGTGGTTTTGCCAATGTCTTCTCCATAATACTTAACAAAGTAAACATAATGGTTTCTCTAACCTAGCGCAACAACTAACCAATGTCTGTCTGTGTAGGTTTATACAATGCTTGTATAAGAAACTTTTGCCGCGACGTCTTATCGTTCTTATGATATTTGACAACCCTATGATTTATACTATTATAAATCTCATAGTCCAAGATCCAAGGTACAAGAGCATTACAGCAAGCATTATGAGATTATGACATTATGATCTAGCTTTTAGTCACTCAGACACTCAAACCTGTAGGAAAAAAGATTGGGGGCAAAAGCCCCCAATAAGTTATGGAGATTTAATCAATAGTTTTATAATAACGAAACACTGTACCAGTATCACCGCCCTCTGATGGATGCCTATGGATAATATAAACATAGTCATTATCCTCAGCACGCTCAACGACTATTTCAACACTACAGTTAACAGATCGTTTATTAACACCATCACCAATTACCCTAGTTTCATTGATCCATGTAGTACGACCCAACTCATCAAACCATACATCAATTTCGGGAAAACAAGAAGCGTCACCACCGACCCAAACATCTATAGCTCCTTCAGCGAGCGGCATTGGAGACCAATGAGGCTCGCGCTCTTCGTAATTAGGCTTTGGTGGCTCTATGTAATTACTCATAACTTTCTACCTTTCTTCTAACTCTTTGTATAAAAGATATTCGATAGCCATGGGGTAACTGACTTTTTTAACGCCCCACCGATTAGCGAGTACCTCACATAATTTAGCAAGGTCTCGCTTGACTTCGGGCTTTACTTTGATAGGATTATCCCAATGCATGATTACCCTTCTTCCTTCACT